TGGACGGGTGACCAAAAGTAATAGGGTAAAGAATATAGGGTACTTTAATAAAGTCTATTTTCGATCGGAACTATTACGCTATTTGCTATGTACCAGTCCTTCTCGCTACCGGCTAAAAGTGGATTGCCCCTTTTATCCGCCATGTATCGAAAATCATTCGCGTTGTTACAGCAAAAAATCATCGGTTTCCCCCACTGCACGCTCCTATTTTTACGGTACTTCCCGGTAATCGTAAACTCCTTCTGCCCCCCCCACAGCGCTTTGCGCGTCCCTCCGAAATACTGGAAATCTACGTCGTCTATCACTATGTACTGAGCTTCATTGTCCCACTTGTCGACGTTGAACAAGCCGCACATGTATATGTGACGACCAAGGCTTCGGGCGAATTCGGTCTTTCCAGTTCGAGTCGGACCGACGAGCATGAGGGTTTTGGGGCGTGCCGGGGCGTTCTAGTAGTAATCGAACTATCAATAAGGCAATACAAACAATCAATATCCGAGGAGGTTCCGGTGACGGAGCCGGGGCAAAAAACACAATCACAAACTCACTTCATTGAAGACTTCCGCCATCCACTCGTCCACTTCGTGAGGAACGACGAAGGAGTCGGGGGCAAATGCTGGGGTGTACTCTTGCGGCGCCGTGAAATGGTACGCGGCAAACTGCTCGATGGCGTCGTTTCTGAGGACGTAGTCCGCAGGCTGGTAACGTCTGACGAGGTCGAGAAACTCGGCGGCGGTGGTGGATTTGTCGAGGATGTCTCCGTAAGAAAGGCGTTCTGTCTCATCAGTGTAGACGGGTACCGCGCCACGGGTGTAGGGGACTCCGGAGTAGCAGCACGGACCATCGTGGTGTTTCTCGGAGTGCGTTTCCTTGTCTTCTTTACGGATGTAGTGTCTGACTCGGTAGATATCCCGCTTTCCATGCTTGATCGTTTCAATATTGGGGTGATAACCTTCGTAGTCGAAGCTCCCCATTTGACCTTGGAAGCGGGCGCCGAAGATGATGACGACATGGATGTGGTGACCTCCGTCGGCATGGACTTCTCGGGCGAGTTCGATCCAGGAAGGGGAGTGTGTGTCATAGAGGAAGTCGGCGAGATCACTTTGGGAAAGATCGGCGCACTGGGCATAAGTCAAGAAAAAACGTTGCGCGTTGAGACGGGGAGCCATTACTTATGTCAGGTTACCCTTGGAGACGGAGCAGATTGGCCTTTAATATTATACAGGCCAATACTCGCTCACTCGCTCACTCCCTTATATATAAATTGCTTATGCGACTGCGGCGCTTTTACCACGAAGCTTTGATTCATGGTATTCTAAGCCACACGCCGCAGTCACAACGCGTCAGCTACCACGAACGCGACCCACGCAGCGACCCACGAAGCTGCGCCACAGACCCACGAAGCCAACTAGGGCTTATCCATCCACACTTGCACTCGAACCAACGTCCATGAGATGGCGTACCGGAGGAAGACGCGTCGCCGCAAGGCCGGCAAGCGCCGCACGAACAGGCGCCTCTCGGCCCACATGGTCAGGGCGATCCGCGCAATCGCGCAGGGTCCAGTGGAGACCAAATACCACTCGAACAACTACACAATGGCGGTCTGGCTCACGGGCGCGTCCTACGCGGGGGGTCCGGAGGCGGTCATAAGACAGCCTCTCTGGGCCGAAATTCCCCGCTTCAAAAACACATCCACCAAAACCGAACACTCGTTCATTGGGAATGAGATCATGTCCCGCGGATTCCGCTGGGAACTGCACCTGAATTCCCTCAACTCCACCGCCCTCGGTAACGACATCCAGTTCCGCTGGACCGTTTACAAGGATCCGCTTTACGGAGCCGCAATTGGTGTCGGTCCGTCGGACCGGATCTTCAACCAAGATTTCGACACCACTTCCACTCGCGCGCGCTGGAATACCCAAGCCGCGAGCATCATCTTCCAGCGCCACTGGTCTTGGAAGATGACCGGCCAAGTCGGCTCCATGCATCAGAAGAAGTTCTACGTCAAGATGAGGCGCAAGCTGACCGCCGTCTCAGAAGAGTCCACCGTCGTCAACACTTACTTAGGGGAGACTAAAGGGGGGACGTACTACTGGGTTTTGGAAGCATTTTCGTACAACACTTCGAACCTCTCTTCGCAATTCACTGGCTATATGAGCACTCAAGCATACTTCAAGGACGCTTAAACGGAGGCCATCCAGTGGACGTTAGAATCGGGGTTAGGGTCTCCCGTGGCAGAACCTGCCGCAAGTCCTTTGGACGGGTGACCAAAAGTAATAGGGTAAAGAATATAGGGTACTTTAATAAAGTCTATTTTCGATCGGAACTATTACGCTATTTGCTATGTACCAGTCCTTCTCGCTACCGGCTAAAAGTG